TTTAAAATTTATTCCTGTTAATCTATAGTTGTCTATAGAGATATGCGGAGTTTTGCCGTATATTTGCCGTACAAGATCAGTCGGCAATAGTGTTTTTTCATACGGCAAACGTACGGCAATCAAACAAGGCGACGACTATGAATTACAGAATAGATACTAAAACAGGACGTAAGGCATTAACACCCCGCCGGGAACCTTACTGGCAAAAACTAGCCACTCGCCAGCATTTGGGTTTCAGGAAATCTGAAAACGGTGGATCATGGGTAGCCCGAAAAACATTCGAGGGAACCGGCAAACGCGAGTATGAATCTCTTGGTGATGATTTAACCATGTCGTTCGATGATGCCATAAAAGCCGCGTACAAATGGTTCGACGGTGAAAAGAAAAACACCATGAAACAAGGCCAAAAGCGTTACACGGTCAAAAGCGCGATAGAAGCCTACATTGAACACCTAAAAATCGAAAACTCTGCCCGGAGTGCTTATGACACCGAATGCCGCCTGAACAAACACGTTCCTGATGACCTGAAAAACACTCCCCTCGCCCGTCTTACAACCGAATCCCTGATTGATTGGCGAAATTCGATGGTTAAGCAGGACGAAGACCCCGAAACCGTCAGAAAATCCAAAGATACTGCCAACAGAACACTAAATAGCTTCAAGGCCGCTCTGAATCTGGCATGGAGAAACGGAAAAGCCAAAGACGATGCCGCATGGCGAAAAGTGACTGGATTTAGAAAAGTTGGAGAAGCCCGAAAACTATTTCTTAAACCTGAAGAAATCAAAAAAATTCTAGATTCAGCTAAAAGTCATGACGCCGGGAAAATCGAAGGCTGCAAACCTGTTGGCGGTTTATTCAATTTCGTACAAATGGGGGTTTTCACCGGTTGCCGCCCCGGAGGTTTAATCAGCACGACAAAGCGCGACTTCAATCATAAAGACGGATCACTTTTCATCCCCAAAGACAAAGGCCACACCCGGACTATTTATCTGTCTGACGATGCCAACAAGTTACTAAAAGAAATTACTAAAGACTTAAAGCCAGACGATCCAATCTTTACACGCGGGGATGGCAAAGTCTGGAATACCGATGATTATCAAAGACCGTTCAAAGAGATTCTGAAAGATGCCGAAGCACCCGCAGAGACCGATTTTTACGCTTTCAGGCATTATTACGCCAGCCGCGCCCTACTCGCTTCTATTCCGCCTCAAGTGGTCGCAGAGAACATAGGAACGTCTGTCAGGATGCTTGAAAAGCATTATGGAAAGTTTATGAAAACGGATCGTCGCGCAATGCTGAACAAGGTAGAGTTATGAAGGAAACAAGAGCATCGAATGTTTTAGATAATCTTGCAGAATGGCATGACATTGAGTCATGGCCTGAATTGCTAGATGACTTTATTTTTAAAGCTCAAAAAGGATTAGATTATAAAAATCCTAAAACTGAACAAGCTATTGCCCTGTTACTGGCGACCATGATGCAAGATGCAAAATTTGGCTACTCATGGAACGAATATAAAAAACCACTGGGATTAAGAAAAATATCTGGTGAACTAAACCCTGTGGATGATTGGGATACCCATGTTCAGGCCTACGCTGTCGTTATGGATTACATGGCGCACTTTATAGATGAAGATGAAGCAATAATACGAATTCAGCGAATTGCGCCGATAAAAGAAAGGCGCGCACAAGATTTTATTAAAAAACACCGAAATGAAATCTATGAAAAGTTGAAAGACAGTTCATCATTGAATGGTCGCAAGATAGAAAAATTAAGACCACCGACTTGAACGCAATTTTTTTGATGTTTTTTATTGCGTTCTAATCATTCAGCTTAATCACCATACTGCCTAACAATCTAGCGATATTCGCTGATTGTTGCGGCTAATCAATAACAGCCGTAACCATACATAAATAATTATGAGGTTACGCCAATGTCTATCGACAAAACACCACACAACCGATCAATCGACGGTTTTATGAATCGTTATGGTTTATCCCGCCAAACAGTTTATAACGAAATCAATTCAGGCAAACTTGAAACTATCAAGGTTGGACGACGTCGCATAATTCCCGAAGTAGCTGAACAAAAATGGTTGGCAGACAAGGGAGTAAGCAATGTCTGATAAAACGAAAAAGCCGGTCGCTCCCCAGCAAACCGGCAATTCCAGAGATCAACAGCACAGAAGATCACGTTCAAATAATAGCAAAAAAATCCGCAAGGGAACAAAGTTACATTCAGTTATTTCCCACCTTGTTGCTGGTAACAGGCTACACAGGTTTCAGGCTGAAAAAATCTGCCATGACCATGTTTTACCTTCGACTATTGCTGCCTTTCAGCGTGAATATGGTTTAGAAGTTGCCCGTGAATATGTCACCGTGTCTGCTTACAACAATTCAACTGTGATTGTTGCCGAGTATTGGTTGCCAGAATCCGAGCGCAAGAAAGCCGCCAAACTGCTGGAGGTGGTCTGATGAATTTCTATGAATTTATCGCCGACCTGGGCTATCAACCGCCAAACATTATCCCCGGTGAAATTATCCGGTTTCCTGCAATCGGCAAGCCTAATTCAAATAGATCAGCTTGGGCGATGTTATTCATTGACGGGCAAGCTGGTGTGGTTGGGGATTGGATTACCGGCGAAAAATACAACTGGTTTGCTGAATCCGAAAATTTATCCAAACAAGATAAAAACAAAATGATTGCGCGGATTGTAGAGATACAAGCCAAAGCAGAAATTGAAAGAAGCAAGCAAGGTGAAACTGCTTCAAATGAAGCATTTAATATCTGGCAGCAATCAGAGCCGGTTAAATTGCCCTGTAATCATCTGTATGTGGTGAATAAGAGTATCGACCCGTGGGGTGCAAGATTGCACGGTAAACACTTGATTATCCCTGTCTATGAGATGTTTAAAAAGCTCGTTAGCCTGCAATCTATCGCGCCGAATGGCTTTAAGAAGTTTTTAAAAGGCGGCAAAACGAAAGACTGTTTTTGTGTAATTCACCATTTGGATATTAGCCAGCATTTCAATGACGTTTTCAAACAGGTAGAGATATTAATCTGCGAGGGATGGGCAACCGGTTGCAGTTTGTATCAGGCAATCGGCAGGCCGGTTTTTGTTGCTTTCAATGCCAATAACCTGATGGGGGTTGCCAAGTATGTCCGCGCTCAATTCCCGAAAAAGCAGATTATTGTCTGTGCCGATAATGACCAGTTTACCGCTGGAAACCCTGGTTTAACCAAAGCCAAGCAAGCGGCCGACGGTATCAATGCGTTATGGGTATATCCGGATTTCACCGACTTTGGAAACCCGACGAGCGCAACGGATTTCAATGATTACTTTAACCTGGGCGGTGAGGCATGGGCATTGTAATTAATCATCCCGAAACACCATTAAGCAAACTGAAATCACTGTCTGCAACAAACAGGATTGAATCCATGCGAGAGAATTTACAAAACGCGACTTATGTCATTCCCGACATGGCGATTTCCGGACAAATAACGGTTTTCATTGCCAAGCCGAATTCAGGGAAAACACTGTTTTTCATGTATTCGATTATTGAGGGTATTACGCGAGGCATTTTAAAACCGGAAGATATTTTCTATATCAATGCGGACGACCATTACCAGGGATTTTATGAGAAAACCGAGATAGCCAGCAGGCATGGGTTTTCGATGATTTCGCCATCCGAGGCCAATATCAACAAAGATGAAATCATTTCGTTATTGGTGGAAATGGCCGACTCAGGGCAAGCCGATGGCAAAGTGATATTTCTGGACACTATCAAGAAATTTGTTGACATGATGGCAAAACGTCAACTGGCCGAATTTCTGGATACATTGAGAAAACTCACCAACCGAGGCGCGACAATAATCATTGCCGGACATGCTAATAAGCACCTGGATGCCGATGGCAAGCTGGTTTACGAGGGAACCGCCGATCAGCTCAATGATGTTGATTGCTTGTATTACATTTATCGCAGAACCGACAAAACCGACCGAGAGCAGTTAATCGAGTTTATCAATGACAAGGACAGAGGCTCAGTCGTACAGCAACGCGCATATTCCTATATCAAGTCTCATGGCATGTATGAGGACATGCTCAAGTCGTTTGGCCGGGCTGATGATGATGCCCCCTATCACCTGGCCCAGCAAAAGCACATTGAAGAAATCAAGTGCGCTTATGAATTGGAATTTCAATATTTAACCAACCTGCTAAGCCGTGGCGAAATGAAGCTGAACGATATTCTCGCTCGCCACAAACAAGACAAACCCGAAAACACCAGCGGCAAATCTATCCAAAAAGTATTGAATGAACTGGACGGTATCGAATGGATTTCCACCAAGAAAAAGGAAGAGAACAACGCCCGGTATTTCAGATTGAAACCGAAATTTTGAGTGGGGGGTAAAAACTTAAAATGTATAAATACTATAAAAACACGAATAACCCGAAATACTCGCGAAACCCAGTAACTACGCGGCTTCATGGTTTTGGATTGGCCTTATTTTGGCGAAAACACAAAATCGGTTTTTCGGGTTTTCCGGTTTTTCGACCCCACACCTTAAAAGTAACAGTAACCGAGGTAGCAACATACGACCACGGTAACGGTTATCAAGGCGCAAATTTGCCGACCGGTAACGTATAGGAGGAAAAATGGGTAGAGGCTTATCAATAAATCAGAAACTCATCCTGGGTTTAGCCTATGGCGTGAATAAAGGCGTCGGTACCAAAAGCGGTATGCCAGTACCTAACTATCGGGTAAGGACGGTGAATTACTCCGGCCTTAAAGATATGTTTTGGACATTGGCAGCACATCGCTTGTTTGACTTGCCGTTTACAAACGCTGGCCAGCACATTGTTAAATCCAATGGCACGATTCAGGAAGCTGGTGGTTATTTTGATTTGACACACAAAGAAGCAAGGTCGGCCAAGGTTAGCACCATTCGTGCAATGAGCAGTTTATTTAAACGTGATCTGCTGGTACTGGCACCACAAGAGAATGTTTATCGCTGGGGATATGTGCTTACCGAATCAGGTTACAAGCTTGCCGAAGAATACCAAGAGCCGGTTAGTGATTGGGAAATCTTTCGCTCTGGCATGGTTGAGTTTCCAGGTAATTACAGAAATGAATTTATCTTTATCGCCAATCTTCTGCAAAACAATGAAATCACTTTACCGGCAATTATTGAAAGTTTAACCAGTGGCCAGCGTATCAATGATATAGCCCGTCATCACGGCTGGCGAAGTCCTTATGAGTTATCAAGATCGTATTACCACCAAGATAACAGTTAACCATTTAACAGAGGTATTAATTATGAACACAGAACAAAACGAAAGATTAAACACAGTCGTTAGTCGATTGGCTGAGTTTTATAACACCGACCTGTTAATGCTGATACAGCGGTTATCTGATGAGGTTTAAAGATGGAAAAAGAAAAAGACATGAAAGACGTTTACCTAATGCGAAAAATCGTCGTTGAAATTTTGCAGCAATCAACTGTGTACGGCATCAAGCCACAAGTCGCCCTGACTTCCCTTGTTGGCAACGGCATTGAAATTTCAATTCAGACTATGGGCGCAGAGGAAACAGTGAAATGGGTTCAGGACTTGATTAATAACTTGGTTGAAGATGCAAAACGCAATAAACAAAAAGCTAATTAAATGGCTGGCCTTGCTTTTGGTTCTGGCTGTCACGGCATCCCAAGGCCAAACGCATTGGTTCTGGCTTGAGAACGTCAACGGCGTGGTTATTTACTTTTAACGATGAACTTTTTGATAATACGCCTGTCAAATATTTATCAGCTAGCACGCGACGTGCTAATTGATCCTTTCGAAAAATCAGTGCGCGACGCTCTGAACGATTGGCGTAGATATTTTTTTATTACGCGAAATTGTGAGGACAAACACGCATGAATAGATTATCCCCCTTATTTGAATTTAAAAGTGCCGACCTGAATAAAGACGGTTACTTTGCTGGTTATGCCAGCACGTTCGGCGATCAGCCGGATTCCTACGGTGACACCATTTCCAAAGGCGCATTTTCCGAAACACTTAAAACCCATCAGGAACGCAAGACAAGCCCTGCTATGCTGTGGCAGCACAACCCTGATGCTGTTATTGGCAAGTGGTTAGCACTTGAAGAAGACAGCTACGGTTTAGCCGTTGAAGGAAAACTAACCCTTGGCACACAACGCGGGCGCGAAGCATACGAACTGATGAAAGACGATGCTGTTTCGATGTCTATCGGTGGTCGTGTTGAAGAAGATGGTTTTTCCAAAGTTGGTGATAAACGATTCATCAAAAATATGAACCTGTTGGAAATCTCTATTGTGTCTGTGCCTGCAAATCCCTACGCACAGATAACCGATGTGAAATCTATCAGGGACTTTGAGGCCGGGTTACGTGACGTATTCGGCTATAGCAACAGGCAGGCAAAACGTATTGCCGCCGGTGGCTGGTCTGCGTTGAGTCGGGACGATTCCTCAGACGAATTGAAACAACTGGTCGCCGAAGTGCGACTTCTGACTAACGCAATCAAAGGTAATTAATAATGGAAATTACAGAAATCAAAAGTGCTTTTGAAGCACATCACAAAGCCGTTAATGAACGCATTAGCGATGTTGAAGCCAAGAGTCGAGAGCTCTCTGAAAGAGTTTTAGATATTGAACAAAACGGAGCGGCACAGTTTCAGCCGGTCGAAGGTTTCGACAGAAAACGCTATTCACTGTCAAAAGCGATTCGCTATTTAGCCGATCCTAAATCTGGTGTTGATGCCGGTTATGAAAAAGAAATCCACGATGAAATGGTTTCAAAGGGTTTCAACACCACGGCTGGCGGTTTTGCCATTCCTTTTGAGGCATTCCGTAACGTACGCAAAGACGCAACCGTTGGCGGTACAGGTTCAAACCTTGTCGCTACCGATCACCTAGCCACAGGTTTTATTGATGTATTACGCAATCGCTCTGTTATCGCCGGTCTTGTACCAACTGTTCTCGACGGCCTTGTTGGTGATGTATCAATCCCTAAAAAGACTGCCAGCACTACAGGCTATTGGTTTGCTGGTGACGGTGCTGACAGTATTACCGAATCAGATATAACCCTGAGCGCGGTTTCACTGACGCCGCATTTCCTTGGTGGCCTGTCTGACTTTTCCTACAAGCTGTTGAAACAATCGACTCCCGGCATTGACCAGATCATCCAGCAAGACTTGGTTGACACTTTGGCGGTTGCATTGGATAGCGCAGCACTGAACGGCACAGGCACAAGCAATCAGCCCGAAGGTATTATTACCAATTCCAGCATCAATGCTGATACCTACACCACAGCACCAGCATGGGCGGATATTCTCAACATGGAGACGCTTATTGCTGCTGACAATGCCGATGTATCAAGTATGTCTTATCTCACCACACCGGCGATTGCAGCGGGTCTCAAGGCCAAAGACAAAGGTACTGATACCGGTCGCTTTGTTCTGGAAGGTGGTCAGATGAATGGCTACAACACCGTAGTCACCAATCAGATGCCAGCCGACACCATCCTGTTAGGCGATTTCTCAAGCCTGCTGTTTGGTATTTGGGGCAAGGGCGTTGAAGTGGCAGTTGATAACTCCACACACTTTGCCAGTGGTTCGGTGCGCGTCAGAGCAATTATGACCGCTGACTTTGCATTAAGACACCCTGAGTCATTCTGCAAATCAACTGTTGCACCTTAATCTCTCTTTAATAGACATAAAGAGTGACCTCCACACTGCTTTCTTGCTGGTTTGCAGTGTGTAACACCCTCAGCATGGTGTTAAACGGCTGGCTTCAATAGACGCCCTGAGCATGGCTTTAAAAGGCTCACTGATAAATGCTGCTGTCACTTTTCACCTATTGATGACAGACAGCGACACCCTGAACATGGTGAAAAACTGTTCACGGAATTATTGTCATCGTCTCATGCAATGGCGGTGGCTTAATCATCCTAGGCATGATGTAAAAGGGTTACTGTCTGATGTCAGGCGGGCTTTTGATAGCTTCTTTGCAACTGCAATTTTACGCTTTCATTTTTCTTTTCTAATCCTAGGCATGATGAAAAACTGCCTACCCTTTTATGGGGTAGGGTGGGTTAGAAACGGTGGCTAATTGCTACAGTAGCGCGCCCATAGAAAAATTTACGTGACTCCATTTCAGATATTTAGAGGTAAACAATGCCAGCTAACAGAGTACCAACAAAAATAATGGATCTCAGAGGTGCTTTTAAGGTACACCCTGAACGCAAGCGCGAACGCGAGAACGAACCACAGCCTACCGAGGATATAGGCGCACCACCAAAGGGATTGAGCCGTTCTGAGAAGGCTTGCTGGCGCGAGATTGTGAAGAACTCCCCTCCTGGTGTACTGAAGAACTCAGATCGTGTTGCGCTGGAAATGCTGTCCTGCCTATTAGCTGAATTTCGCATTCAAAAAACACTGTTTAAGGCCGCAAAGCTAGCACAGTTGAACAGCTTACTAGGGCGTTTTGGCTATACACCGAGCGATAGAAGCAAGGTTTACGTCGAACCACCACCAAAGAAGAATAAATATGCCGATGACTGGGATTAGCCATGAGTCAGGAATACTTTGCCGCCTGGGCATTGGTAACGCACCAGACGCTAGGGCAAGTCGGCTATCAGTCATCATCCTCCACCGCATTTAATCGTATTGTCATGGGTCATGCTGGCGACTATCGCGCATCTCTGCCCCGTGGTGTGATGATTCGGGGCTTTCGTGAATACCTGAAAGTCGAAAAAGCCCTTGATAACCTGCCTGATGCTTATCGCCTATTGCTGGCACTGGATCAGGGATTGATAAGACCGGCTAAAGTGGAACTGAGAACGGTAAAACAGCGCGCAGACCTGCTAGGCATTTCAGTAAGCCGGTATTACCAGATCATGGCGAGAATAAAACAGGAATTGAATGACAGCCGCAGCATTAGCGGTTAATTCGCCATTAATAACCTGCTCTGCTAGATCAGGACGATCGCGTTTGAGGCGTTTGATTGTGTAATCTGGGCTATTTCCCCTTTTCAAGGTTACATTGTTACCTTGATATCTGTCTGACTTATGATCTCCTCCATGCTTCCCAGCCTTCCCAATCTCTGCCTTGATCATTGCTTGGACATCATGAGACTTCTTGCAGTAAATCAATAAATCTGCCTGCCTTGCTGTTTCCTTGTTGTTGAACCCCGCTTGCTTTGCAGCAGTAGTTTTATCAACGGCAAGATTTTGCTCTTGATCCTTGCGATTACCACCGTGGCTATTTGTTTCAATAGCCTTAAGGATTGCGATGCGTTCGGAAATAAAAAAGCCACACTCAATGAGCAGGGCTTACAGCAGGACAACTCCTGAACTTAATACCAACCAGTATTTGTGTAGATTTTACCAGCTTACCAAAATCAAACCGTCATAAAACAGGAATGTAGGTTTTGAATCCCTACCCTATGAAAAATTACTGGCTATCTTTTCTATCCTGATCAGCAAATCCCAGCCCCTTGCCCCGCACTTACGACAAACAAACCTGTTCGATTGCTTCAGTTGCTCTTTGCTTGCGATGATATCAGCAGAGTGACCGCATTTTTCGCAGGATAGTATGATGGGTATCTTTTCGGTCATGGCGTGACTATACGGAAAACAGAGGCTTAATTGGTGAGCTTCAAAAAGGCTTTGCCGTATATTTGCCGTACGCATAAAAAAACCCGCCTTGTGAGCGGGTTTCCTTGCGCCAAGTTATTGTAAAACTTGGACTTTTTATGGCGTCCCCTAGGGGAGTCGAACCCCTGTCGTCGCCGTGAAAGGGCGATGTCCTAGGCCTCTAGACGAAGGGGACAAAATCGTTAACGGTCTTCGTCAATCCGTTATAAATTGTAT